TAATTCAGCGTATGTCGTGTCTTTGTCTTTATAATATTCCATTTTTTTGGCTACATTAATTTTATTTTCTATGAAATCTCCAATTTGCACTTTTTGAATTTTTCCTGATTTATTTCTTACGATAATATGTGTCTCAAATGTAACAGAGTTCAATGTATTGTGAACAATGACACCATAATCAGTCATAAAAGTTTGATTACCAGGAACAGTGAAATCATAAACAAAATTTTGTTGGTCGGGGGTATAATATTCAATCTTAGTAATTTCATCCCAAATAACATTCGCATTGATGCTTTGTTCAATAATAAGAAGTTCATTTTGAATCAAATGTGATTTTTCATGAGTTTTAAATTTTTCATAATATTTTTCCAAAGTTCTACGACCAATGCTTTCTATATTATTTCTCTTATAGTGACCATAAATTCTACTTTGTCCTGGTAGTTGTAATGTTTTTCCACAATATGCTATTACATCTGATAGACCGTTTATTTTATCAATTTGTTCTGATACAAATATTGCATCATTTCTTTCAACATAATCAATTAATTTAGTTAATTTTTCTTCGTGTAAAACACTTCCAATTTTTTCACTGTAAATTCTTGCATATTTTGGACTAATATTTAAATGATAAAGAGGTTTATTGTGTTTATTTTCAGTTTTCATAGTTCCAAAAATATCAAAATAATTCAAAATAAGTGCAAGGTCTTTGATTAATTGTTCGCTTCTACTGCAACAACGAATTTGATGATGTTTATCGTCGCATTGAAAGTTACCATCGCCATCAAAATATCCTTGGAATAAACCTGATTTGAATTCTGTTGGTGCAATGAAAGCAAAATCAGGAATGTGTTTTACAAAACTTCCGTTACCACATGTATTTAATAATAATTCGGCTAATTCAACTGAATTGAATTTTGTTGTAATAGATTTACCATATTCACCTTGTTTTTCACTCACACGACATTCTTTATTGAAACGCTGTGCAAATTTTTTGGTATTTTCAATATAATGTTCTGAAATATTTGTTATTGCTATTTCGTTGTAATTAAAATTACCTTCTGCTAAATAAGCACCTACAAACCAACCAAATAAGTGGTCAAGTTTGTAAGATTTATTGTTAATTTCAATTGAATCTTTTACAAAACTATTATCAATGTGTTTAGCCACTGGTATTCTCATTCCTTGTTTCATATCAGCTCCTACAATTGGAACAACTTGATGATTTTCGCCGCGAATTAAATGAGAATGACTTGTTGTAGTTTCAACGGTTCTACCACTTTTTGTTGTTACTTTCATCATTTCTCCATTTACTGGGTGTCTGCTGATGTGTGAAATCTTATTCCAACTAGTTTTTTCGTCTTTGGAAACACCGACAATATAATATTCATTTTCCATATGTTGTAATAAAGTTTCAACACTATTTTCATGTCCAGTATTGAAAGTTATATTTTGATTGTTACTAATAATATCGTCACAGAATTCACCTACAACAATAGATTTCATTGAAATTTCATTGGTTACTCTATTCCTGCAAATAATTTTGTGCTGGGTACTATATGAACACGACATTTGTGTTGAAATTTCGCCAATACTTTGTCCAGCAATCATTCCAACCATTTCACCTGGCGCGACTATCGCTCTTTTATAATCCATTACAATAGTACTTAGTAATAGCATAAGTGCATCTTTATTAAAACGTTTTACAATAAGCAAGTCTTTTGGTGATAAATAATAGTAATACAATGTCTTGAACAAAAGTGTTGGAACAACGTAGTGAATTTTCTCTAAATTTTGATATGTTTGTTCAATTAATTCAAATGCTTCTACTATAGTGATATCTACGAGTGATGTGCTGTTAATATTAAATTGTCCTTGAATGTTACTAATAATATATTGGAATCCAACAGGGCAATTTACAATACTATCCGACTTTTTCTTGAAAACATTTTTGATTATTTCAGAACGCATTTCTATCATCATATTTGAATATTGTAAACACATATCATTCATTTTTTGTGATTGTTTCTTGAAACGTGTCATAGTATTTTTCAAAAATATATTAGATAATAGTTTGGATTTTGCATTTTCGTCTGGGATATTGAAGTGAGCATAAATATCTTGTGTGCTCATTGAAACAATAGGAATAAATTGATTCTCTACTTTTGTTGTGTCAATACCATCCTCACCATATGCGAATTGGACAATTTTATTTTTGTTTGTTCTAATTGTCATGTCGTAATTCACCATTAAATCTTCTAGACCTTTGATTAATCTTCTTTGAATATAACCTGTTGTAGAAGTGTCTCTTACTTGAAGACCATTTGCTAATCCAAAGTTAAGGGTAGATGGTATCGTTAAATCATAGACTTTTGGATGTTTTTCTATTCCAATAATGTTAATTTCTACAATTTCATCTAACAACACATCATTATATGTATTAAATAATTTAGAATTATGTTTCCAAACAATATTTTTCATTTTTTCATTTTTGTTTTCTTCTAATAAATTAATTTTTTCTGCAAATATTTTTCCATATTGTGCACGGATAAAGAACCTGTGTGTTGGTTTAATATTCTTAGTACCTAAATTATTTTTTTTCATTTGAGTCATAGAAACTTTACCAAAAATTCCAAATCTAGAACATAACATACTGATTCCTTCAATCAAACGCTTTGATGCAGAGCTCACATCAATAGAATTTTTTGAAATAGTTCCATCTCCAGAATAATAACCATTTAAGAGTCCCTTTATAAAATCTTCATTAGCAATAAATGCTTCACTTGGTACGTATTTATTTTCTGCTTTATGTCCAACCCATTTTTTCAAAAATGTGGATAATAAAACACAGTTTCCTATAATAGTGATAGTTTTTCCGCCAATTTTATTTATTCTTTCTCTTTCTTTCCATTCAATTTGGTATTTATTAAACCATTTCTTTACAAAATCTCTTATATTTTCATTTAAGTTTGTAATCGCTACAGTAGATTTGTGTGCATTTCCTTCTGCTAAGAAGAGCCCAATGAAAATACCATTTTCTTCATTTAATTCAAATACTTCATTGAAGAGTGTGTTCTTTCTAGCGGCATGGTAAGGATAAATGTAACCATTTTGAATAACGTCTGTATTTGAACGTTTATTTGTTCTTTGTAAAGAAGATTTCTTAGAATAAGGAAGGGTAAAAGTTGTTCCATTGTTTTCTTTCCACCATCCTGATGTTATTTTTTGTTTATTTGTCATAGCTTCTTTCATTTTGTTAGATGCAATATTAAAATCTGTTCCGTAAATATATTCTGTCTTTGGTAAATAGTTTTGCATAACTATTTCATTTAATACAATAGGAGGTTCACACAATATATTTGTAACTGGAACACGATCTCCTACTTTGATTTCAGGAGTAGGCATTTCTTTTAATTTTTTAGTTTCTGGGTTCCAAATTAATAATGATTTACTTTCTGTAACAATGACGCTTCTACCTCCATTTGTCTTGATTTCATACAATTCGGTTCCTGGATCATGTCTAGTAATAGCAGTTACTTCTCCCCACGTAACGTTTCCATTTTCGTCTGTAGTTGGAATAAATACATCACCTTCTTTTATATTTAATAATTCCATTTGTCTTTCTGTAAAATGTTGAATTTCTTTAGGATTATCTTGTAATTGTTGGTCTATCCATTTACCGATTTCAGTATACTTAGCTTGTCTATTTTCAATAATTACTATAGGTGTTTCCCATGTAACTGATTTAACGGCTGTATCAATCAAACCAACACGACCACCCATGGCGTGGAAGAATAGTTCTTGTGGTGATAAACCATTGATGTAAGAACTTTCTACGAATCCACGAGCACCCGGAGAATCGTCAAATTTGGAAAAGTGTGGTAATGTTCTATGTTCAAACCCGTATGGTATGCGTTTACCATCTACGTTTTGTTGTCCTAGACACGAAATCATAAAGGAGATATTCAGATCTGAACCTTTTGAACCCGCTTTTACCATAGTAACGAAACGGTTATTTGCGCCAAGACTTTTTAAACCAATTTTACCTGATTCTGATGTTGCTTGATTTAAAATATTATTTACTTGAGTTTCAAACTCTTCTTCATTGGTTTTACCTGTATTATTTTCAAAAATTCCTATTTGTGTTTGGTCAATTAAATTCTTGACATCGGTTTTCTTTTTTGTGATGACGTCAATAATTTCGTCATTTGTTTTTTTATCAGATATTAAATCACTTATTCCTACACTGAAACCACTACTTTTCATGTATTCAGTAATAACATTTTGTAAATCATCAATGTATTTAGCAGACGCCATGTTTCCAAAATCATTGCAGATTCTGTGCAGTAGACCTTTTGAGCCTGCCGCAAGAACGTCTTTGGTCATTTGGCCGCGAATATACTCGCCATCAATGATTTCCAAAACTCCTGTCTTGGTTGTGTTGTAATCGTCTTTGTCTTCAACAAACCCTTTGGTCTTGTATTTCAAAGTTAGTGGTGGTGTGATTTGTGTTAAAATATTGAAACTTGATATTTTATTATTTTTTTCATAGTCAGCTAGAAATTCATTTTCATTTACTCCGTCAAACATCATCAAGATATTCATTGCTTCTCTTGGTGTAAAATTCACGTCTTTTCTTGTGAATTGATAACAGCCAAGCATAGAGTCTTGATAAATGCCAATAATGGATGAATTATTGGCTGGACTAATGATTTGAAAAGGAACTGCTGCTAAGTTTCTTAATTCGGCCTCGGACTCTGGGTCCTGTGCCATGTGCAAATTCATCTCCGCGACTTGGAAATGCCTTACGATTTCTCGTAAGGATTGGACTATACCTTGTGCTTCATCAAACTGGTCAAGTTATCATTTGAAACCCGTAAACATCTAGTCTCTGAGCCTTCCCCATACTCTTACCATTAGCGAGGTTAGGGGCTTGGTTGCTGATTATCCAATCCATTCACGTTTTTACCTTTGGGTTCGTCAATTAAACGAGTTCCTCACGAATGTTTCCATATGTGAGTGGTAGTGAAGGCTCTAAGGAAATTCCAGCAGTTTGGATACGTTGCCATTCCAATATATCTAATATAAATTGTCTTGCTCTATTTTTTATCTCTTCTATTGTTTCATATTTTCCTATAAAAGTACTTCGCATTTTATTAAGGGTTACTCTAACATATTCATAACCTAATGTATTATTTTTTATGGTTGAAATATATTTATCAATATTATTACCATCAATATGAATATCTTTATATTTTTCAAATCTATTAACTAAATGTTGTTTTTGGACTCTCTTCATATCTTCTTTTCTAACTTGAGGATTAGTTTTATAGTCTTTCAAACGTTTGGAAATCAGTTGTTTTGTTTTTTCACTTCTTTTCAGATTTGGATTTATTGACAAATCTATTTTTGGTTTAAAAACGTCTTCCAAAACAATCTTTTTTCCTTTTTCAAAACCACAACCTTGACCACCATTAGTTAAATTATAACCATTTGGATATCTAGTGTTCAAATCATAAATGTATTTTTTTTCATAATCGTCTAATTCTTCAATTTCACAATTAATAATTAACTCACATTTAAAATTTTCAATACCATATTTATTAAAAGCACTATTTAAATATCTACAAGCGTTAAATTTACTAATATTTTTTGACTCGCTTATATGACTATTAAATCTTCCAATATGTCCAAATGGTCTATATTTTCCTCTATTTAAATAATGACTTCTAGTTTGTCCAACATACATTTTATTTGTTATTAAATTTGTTATTTTATATATTTCACCAATAATTTTATGCGAATCTTCTTTTTCTAGTAATTCATCCATTATATATTTAAGCAAGAAACATTTATATTATTTTATATTTAAATGACTAGGTGATTATATTAATTCTAATTGAATTAGTAGATATTACAACGTTTTCCTTATTAAGTATTATCTACAACTTAACAAGCGGTCACCTGTTGGGGACAAGATAAATATGCACATTTAAAGTTTATCCCCGTCAAAATCCGCATTGTATGGCTTTGTATCGGCCACATTCATTCTAAACGTGTCACCACGTTTCATAATTCTAGCAATATGACACATCATGCTCATACGATGTAAAGTAGGTTGCCTATTAAAGAGAATAGCATCCCCATCCATCATATGTCTGTGCACAATATCGCCTTCTTCAAGCACAA